TGCTTGTATCTCTCCCAACTAGCCTTGACCAGCCTGAACTAGCGGTGATCAGCCACGATCAGCCAAGACTCGAGACGATCGTGCCTGACTGCGACGGCTCATGGGCTGGACTTGTGGGGGACATGGCTTCCGAACTACTTCATGTAGAGCTGATGCCTTGGCAGCTGCATGTGTTGGAGCGGATGCTTGGATTTACCCATGCTCCTGACGGACAGGATGATCTTGTGCATCGCTCAAGCCTTGTGTCGGTGGCGCGTCAGAATGGCAAGACACTTCTTATCCAATGTTTAATCTTGTTTTGGATGATTGAGATGCCGAAGATCCGGGGCACGAAGCAGACCGTGCTATCTACAGCTCACACTTTGTCACTTGCCTGCCTTCTCTTTGATGAGATCGCACCAATCTTAGAAAGCCGATACAACGCCAAGATTATGAAGTCGTTTGGTCGTAACTCGGCAACAATGCCAGACGGAACAAAATGGTATGTGCGCGCGGCGAACCCTTCTATCGGTCACGGAATGTCAGTAGACCTAATATGCGCCGACGAAATATTTGACATCTCCGAGATCACAATGGCTGGACTACTACCGACCCAGCGCGTCCGCAGGTCTCCTTTAGCGGCGATGTTCAGCACAGCTGGCACCGAGTCCAGCGCATTATTCATCAGACATCGAGAGAACGCGCTCCGACTAATTGACACAAACAACCCTTCTAATTTTTACTTTGCGGAATGGTCGCCACCGCCAACAGTGGATCCAATGCTTGAGTCGTCGTGGTCTTGGGGCAACCCAGCACTCGGACACACTTTGACCGCTGACACTTTGCGCGCCGAATCGCAAGACCCCGACCGCTCAAACTTCCTTCGCTCATCGCTCAACATGTGGATCGCCAGTACCCAGAGCTGGATTCAAACCCACCTATGGCCAGACCTTGAGTACAACGGCCCGATCCCAGCTGGCGGCGTCATCTCCGTCGAGGCATCAATGGACGAATCGCGCTACTTTGCTACCAAGTCGGTCGCGCTCGGCGACGGTCGTACTTGTGTATCGGTTGCCTTCACTGCCGAAACTGCCAAAGAACTTTGGGCTCATGTCGGAGCATTGGCGGCGGCTGATCCTGCAATCAAGTTCATCTTCTCACCGACCATTGATGCACACTGTCCGCCAGTCTTTGAGCGTCGGCGGGTCGTCATGGGATACAAAGAGATTCTGCAATACACCCCCATAGTAAGGAACATGATTAGTGAAGGTCGTCTAGTTCACACTGGGGAAGCCATGCTTGCCGAGCATGTTTGTCGAGCGGTCATGGTAAGGACTCAAGGCTCCATCGCAGTCTCGTCGCAGAAGTCGGCTGGCCCAATCGAGCTTTGTCGGACGATGATCTGGGGGGCGGCAGCAGCTGCACGACCAGCAAACTCCCAGAAGCCGATACTGGTCACTGTCAATCAGTAACATCTTCTTGGCACTCGTCCGCTTGCTTGCCTGTCGTCGGGATACCGCAACTGACTGGGCGAGTGCCACCATGATCCGCTCTTAATGTGTCAAGATGTGTTATGGGATTATTTGACCGCAAAGTAAACAAGGCTGCTATCAGTCCTGCACCTGCCAAAGCCGCTGCAGCTAGCGCGATGAACCCCGGGTATAACTCAAGCAATGTTGGCGCAAATATGATCGGTCAGTATTACACCTATCGAGAAGGCCAACTTCGCGCGGCGGCAATCTCAATTCCTGCAATTTCACGCGCACGCGATCTGCTTGCATCGGTAATCGGCTGCATGCCCTTGCGCGCTTATTCGGAAATGTGGAACGGCGAAGAAATGGAGCGCGTCTATATCGCCCCCCGATCTTGGTTGCGTCGTCCCGATCCAACCGTTCCCTTTAATTTTCTCATGAGTTGGACATTTGATGACCTCTACTTCTATGGGCGCGCTTTCTGGTACATCACATCGCGCACCGCTGACGGTTATCCCGCGAGTTTCTCAAGGCTCCCAGCAGGATCAGTCACCACTACCGACATGGCAGGTCCCGTCTGGTTCGCACCTTCTAAAGAAGTTTATTTTCAAGGCGGACAAATAGACCCTGCGAACCTTGTGCAATTTTTGTCGCCAACTCAAGGCATGGTCTATTCATCGCAAGCCGCAATCGAAACAGCAATTAAGATTCAAGACGCAAGGGCGCGCAATGCGAGCTCATCAATTCCGGCTGGCGTCCTGATGCAGACTGGTGGCGAGCCTTTGAGCGCGCAAGAATTGGCTGATCTAGCTGCAGCGTTCAACACTGCTCGAGCAACTAATCAGACTGCGGCTCTTAACGAATTCCTAAAATACGAACCCACGACAATGAGTCCAGACAAGATGCTTCTCATTGAGTCTGCCAACTACAGCGCGTTAGAAACTGGCGGCCGTATTGGCAATGTTCCGCCATACCTGATCGGCGTATCTACAGGATCGTATTCATATCAGTCATCGCAACAGGCTCGCATGGACTTGCTATTTTTTGGAGTAAAGCTGTACGCCGATGCAATAGCAGAAACATTGTCTATGAATAATGTTTTGCCTAACGGAACCTATGTTGCCTTTGACTACGAATCGTATTTAGAAGAAAACTATTTAGCAGACAAAATGGAAATGCCAGAATCAGAAAACACTCAAGAGGAGATCGCAAACTAATGATCAGATTTACAGCACCGTCCGTCAGCATTGATGCAGCCGCAGGCGACGGCACACCTTCACGAACTATCACAGGAATCGCAGTTCCTTACGGAGTAGCGGCAACAGTCGCCGACGGAACCGAAGTCATCTTTGAGCAAGGCAGCCTTCCAATCGAAGGCAAAGCGCCGCGCCTATATATGAACCACGACAGCAATCAGGCCATTGGAATTGTCACCGAGCGCGTAGACACCCCAGAGGGCATGCTCTTTAGTGCCAAGATCAGCAAGACCGCCGCAGGAGACGAAGCCCTACAGCTTGCCCTAGACGGCGTACTGGACTCGGTATCGGTCGGAGTAAACCCAACAAAAACTCGAGCAAACAAAGACGGATCGCTAACAGTGTTAGCAGCCGACTGGATTGAGTTGTCTATGGTGCCAGTTCCTGCATTTGCTGGAGCCATGATCACAGACATCGCAGCGAGTATCCACCACGAAGACGAAGAAATAAGTATCATAGAAACAGAACCTACACAGGAGAACGAACCCATGTCAGAGCCAACAGTCCCAGCAGTAGAAGCAACAATTCCAACTGCACCAATTCCAGCAAAAGCAAAGCGTGAATTTAAGATGCCATCGGCTGGCGAATTTATGGCTGCTTATCACATTGGCGGAGACACATTCTCCAACATGAACGCAGCAGTCGCAGAATTTTCCGCATCACAGCGCACCGCACTTCAAGCAGCTGCAGGCGATGTCCTTACCTCGGACACGCCCGGCTTGCTCCCAGTGCCCGTTTTGGGACCGCTTGTACAGGACCTAAATTTCCTTCGTCCTGTAGTCGAGGCTGTAGGCGCTCGCGCTTATCCTGACAACGGTCGCTCAAAGACTTTTACGCGTCCAACAATTACGACACACACAAGCGTCGCTGCACAATCAACCGAACTTTCTGCAGTGTCAGCGACCACAATGGTCATTGCCGCGAACTCGGTCACAAAAAGCACACTCGCTGGACAAGTAAGTTTGAGCGCTCAAGACATTTCGTTCACTAGCCCGGAAGCCATGTCGCTTATTTTGAATGACCTAATGGGCGAATACATGATCGCATCCGACAACTTGGCTGCAGACAACTTGCTCACCGCAGCAAACTCGTCGGGCGTTTGGGACGGAACAGTCGCAGACTTGCTCAAGAGTGTTTACGACGCAGCGAATGATGTTTCGGCAAACCGTAACTGGATGCCGACACACATGTTTGTCTCGGTTGATGTTTGGTCACAACTTGGTCAGCTTGTAGACACAACCAACCGACCAATCTTCCCATTCATCGGTGCAGGTCTTACAGGCCAGAACGCACTTGGCGGTGGAAGTGCAACATCATGGAACGGCACGCCACTTGGCTTGCAGTTGGTAGTAGATAGCAACTTCGCTGCAAAGACCATGATCATCACTCGCGTAGGTCAAGGACAAGGCGATGCTTACGAATTCTACGAAAGCATTCAGGGCCTCCTTAGCGTGGACACTCCTGCAACTTTGGGTAAGACCATGAGCTTCCACGGCTATGTCTCAACCTTTGCTGCAATCGGTGGAATGATCCGCAAGATCACACAGGCTTAGTCGAGAGCGGGGCTACCGCTCATGGCTGTATACAGCGTCACGCAGAAATACCTCATAGACAACTACGCCGTAGTTCAACTTCTTACCGATGCAGAAATTGAACTCGGCGCAAGTGTCGTCCTTGCCGGGGTAGATGCAACCTTTAACGGAACTTACACAGTCCGCGCATTACCGCAGTACCTTTATGTCGGCATAGATACCGAAGGCGATCTTCTTTACGATGTAAACATTCCGATTGCAAACCAAGTGCTGGTTGCAAAGACCGCTAGTGATGTCGCTCGGACTGCCGCTTCTGGCACGCTGACTATTACGCAGACTTGCACTTGGGTCACTTCGGCAAATCTCGAGGACTGGATCGGCATCGGCACAGCAACCGCTGCCGACGCCGCCTTTCTAACAGTGTGCGCCGCAGCTGCTTCACAATTCGGCTGGAGACGCCGAATGGACGCAGGCTATGTGGACTCGCTTACAACTGTCCCGTCGCAAGATGTCTTCCTAGGGACGCAGATGTACGGTGGCGC